ACTTCTTTATCACCGCCAAATTCTAATACAGTTCCGGCTGCATAATTCTTATCTGCTTCATAGTATTCTGCTAAGTCAGCGTATGTAGCAATCAAACGCGATCCACTACTCAATGACCAGTTACCTGTGAGTGTGCCTGCTGTTGTATTAGCACCTGTTGTAACAACCGTAGTGATTACATTTCCTAACGTTGCGTTACCTGATACTGATAAGTTACCTGCTGAAACGTTCGATGTGAATACACCTCTAGCACCACCGATATTGCCCACGTTAGCATTGCCAGTTACACTTAGTGCTCCTGATGTGACTAGGTTACCACCAGTGACGTTACCCGTCGCAACGATCAAACCTGATGTTCCTAAGTTACCAACATTGGCATTACCTGACGCTGTAACTCGACCTGTGATCGTGAGTAAAGTATTACCGTAATCCCATGTGAAATTTGTATCGCCACCAAAGTCAGTGCCAGTATTATACTGCACACTAAATTGTGAACCTGCAACTAAACCACCGTTTGATGTTACTGTATTGAAAATAGCAACACCATTGCTAGTATAGTTAGGTGTGAAAGCTGATGAATTGAATGGTACTGCTAGGCCAGAATCAGTGTAAACATCGTATAACTGTAGATTGCCTGGAACAATTTTCAAATAGTAATTGTTACCATTCATTACAGTAAAGCCGGAAGGGCTTGCGATTCCGTTGATAGTTACCTCTACACCTTGTGGGAAGGGATAAGGTTCACTAAATGTAATTCTTGCAGGTGAAGCTTTTGATATAGCAGAGATAGATTGTGTGATCAATCCTTTAGGGCTCCAGCTTAATCCGCCTGCGCCATCTGTCGTCATTACGTAACCGATTGCGCCGCCACCTACATGTACGTCTGTTATATTTCCTAAATGTATAGGAGTATTAGTATAATAGCTAGTATTACCCGGAGACAATGCATTGCCGCCAGCATTTACCCAATTAGTACCGTCGTATGCTAATACTTGCCCCGGTTCTATTGTGGCTCCATCAATGTTGAGATTCCCTACAGCGCCTTCGATTTGATCGAATGAAATTTCACTATAGGCTGTGAGGACTTCAATGTTCTCAGAAGATCCTAGAGTTTTACCGATGAAAAGACGTTTTTCATCAGTAGCAAAACCAAATTCAGCTTCGTCAAGCTGTGGAAGATCCACTAAATCGCCGGAGCGTTGTTGGACTTTAGAAATCTGTATAATTGACATAGTTGTACATTTACCAAGTAGTACAACTATTTATGCTTTTTAGATCACAGGAACTTACTGTAATATTCTTCTAACTTCTGGTACCAAACGTTAGTCCAGTGATCGAATTCAGCACCCTCTATGATAAACTCTTGGTAGACATTATCCGCAGTACACATAAAAATGACGCCCTTACGAATATCAGTTTTATATGTTTCATTGTGCGCGGCTGCATATGCTGCTAACTGAATGAAATAGTCATCGATCCATTCTTTCTTCTTCAGTTTATTGCTTTGCTTATGGTCCATGATAGCAGGGCTACCATCATGCATCCCAACTAAGTCTGTAGTTCCTGCATAAACTTCAGGAAAGTATAAAGATACTTCTGTACCCCAAAACTCATTACATTTGCTAAGTCCTTGAGTGATGATGCTATGCGCCATTTGGTGGCTTTGAATACTATATGGATTAGTGCCGGGCTCACCAGTACTACCAGTCTTAACAAAGTTCTCAAGCCACTTATGCATGCGTGTGCCACGACCTGCGGCTTCAGTAGTGATCTGTTGTGCTTTTTCCGGGCCTACACGCTTGCGCCATTCTTGTAATGCCTGCTTTTTTTCTTCAGACTTTGTAGCATCAAGAATAGTAGTCACACTGGGTACAGCATGACCGTCTGGAGTAACATATTTACGGGATCCGTTTAAAGTTTCTCTTTTAAGTTCTTTGTAGGGGTATTTGTCGGGTACGTATATCATTAAATTGTAAAGCTCTCGCCGCATCCGCAACGTGCTTTTTCGTTTGGATTGATGAATTCGAACTGTTCGTTCAAACCCTTTTTAATATAATCAACAGTCATGCCATTTAGATATGGCTTGGCATCTTCTGTGACCCAAATATAAAGGTCGTTGTCGATTATCAAAAGATGGTCATTGACTCTGTTTTCATCTGCAAATTCAATCTTATATGCATAGCCCGAACAACCGGTCTTAGACACACCAAGTCTTATTCCCAAGCCACTGCCTCGCTCAAGCAATTGTTGCTTGAAACGTTCTTGTGCGGATTTTGTTAGAGTAATCATGAAATCTTATTATACTTCAATGACGTATAAAAGCAACAGAAATGGTTACTTCTTCATTGCCGATTGAGCCATCTTGGCTACGACTTCTTTACTTTGCTCAGGTGGAGGTGATTCTGTAGACGGGGCAGCTGGTTCTAAGCCCTTGAAAATGACTTCATCACCTTGTATGTTACTTACAACATTCTTTAATGGCTTTGATTGAACCATAGAATATAAATCATTAGGTGACAACACAAGATCAAACTTTCTAAAATAGGTCATTAGTTTGTCTAATGACCAATTTTGTGTGATCTCATTTCGTTCCAATGCTGTGCGCAATTGATCAGTGGCTGCGATAAGCTTGATCAATTTAGGATCGTTATCTAACTCATAGAGGTACATGTATTACCTCTTTTCGCGACCGACTCCGCCCATTGGTTCTGCTTCTGGTTCTTCTGCAGGAAGTTCTTCACCGGCTGGCATATCAGCAGTCATTTCTGCACCTGCGACTTCTTCACCACCTGGGCCTGCTGTTGCAGCAACGTCTGTAACTGCCATTTCTTCACCGCCGGCGGGTGCGCCTAATGCTGAAGGATCACCTTGACCAGTCATAGCATTCATTGCGCCTTGAACACTTTGCTTGCTCTGGCTCAATGTCTGATTCAATGTAGCAAGTGCTTGGCTTGCAGATTGATTAAATGATGCGGCTTCGTTCACACCGATCTCACTTTGAATGCTATCTGTCAATGCAGGTAGTTCTTTAACTAACATGTCATTGACTTCTTCAATCATCTTTTGTAGGCTATCAACCATATCTTGAGCAGCCAATATAACTTGTGACTTCTCTACTTCTTGATTCTCAACAACGATCTTTGCAGGTCTTGTTGTTAGATAATGCTCTGTTAAAGCCTGTGACATGAATACTAGTTTCATGTACGATGGATCGTCTTGCTTGCCGTAAAAGTCGGGCTTTGCTTTAGCTTCCTTGATTAAACCATTTACTCTGTCGAGCATGGTTTTAGTCTGGCTACGATCTAACCTTGAAGTATCAAAGTTAAAATCAAAGTTAGCCTTTAGGGCTTGTGCTGCTGTATTGTTTTTGTCTAGGTCGTTAAGTCTCATGGTTAAATCCCACATTAATAGATATATTTATCAGAAACCATAGACTTTTCGTCCTGGTATTCTTTAAACTTATTGGTCTGTATGTATTTGCTAAGTGACGTATAAGTGCTTAACTCTTTAAGAGCCAATCGTTTTTTATACTTATCTTCAGCTAATTTAGCTATATAAATGTATTTGTCAGGTAAAGCCCTCTTTTTAAGAAGCTTAGTGTGTTGGGCTATAGCAACATCTAATGCCCCTATATAGCGGTCTAGTTCATAGACTCTTTTATTCTCTTTATTTTTGCGTGTTTTTTCAAACACACACCAGGTCACCGCATATTGTAACGATGAGAATTCAAGCTCTGCAAAATATGGATCCCTGGGCATAGAAACCTTATATAACCCAGACTCTGGTCGTATGATATAGGTTCCAAAAAGATTGTATGTTCCATCGTATTCTTCTACGATGAAAACATCCTTTATCTTTTTTTCAAGATTTGATTTAATCATAATCATATTTAACAAAATATATGTTTCTTTTTTCTAAAGTTGTATCCAATCTTTCTGAGAGTTTTGCCCAGTGTGTATCGCAAGAAATCATGGGTACATCTTCACAGTCTTTATATAACGCCCCTAAATCGGATATACCATCTTCAAACACGCTACTGTGATGAACTTCAAAATCAAATCTCCATGCAGGAATCGGTTCTGATTCTGTTAACATAGAACCAAAATGATGCTTGTCAGATAGATTGATCAATATCCGTTTAGGTTCTGACACGACTTCAGGTTGCGCCCTAAGTGATATTACTTGTAGTATCGTATCAAAATTACACTGTGTGTTACGTTGCTTGATCCACGTAGTTGCATCTGTAACATCAACACCGGGCCTACTTCTGTTCAAAACACCTGTTTTTGTGATATCGAATAATGTATAACAGGAAATTCTCTGCATGCCGTATTTACAGCCACAAAAAAGCCCGAGAATAAATCTCGGGCCCTTTGTTGTTTAACTTAAACTAATTATTAGTTAGTGAAAGTTGCTGTTGCTGCGATTGATACTGCTTCGCCTGCTGCTGCTGTGATTGCTGCATCAAGTGTACCAGTACCAGTTGCTGTTACATCGCCCCATGCACCAGCTGGATATACTGCGCATGCTAGTGTATCGTTGGTGTCAGTTGTGAACTCATAGATGTAAACAGTTGCTAACTGCTGAATTGCCTGGATAGTTGCATTAACTTGTGTACCAGTTGTACCTGTGCCAGTGAAAGTTACAGTGAAGAACTCTAACTTTGGACCTTGTGGCTGTACAGTTAAACCTGAAGAAACAGCGTTAACGCCAGTGTTTGTGTAGTCTGGTTGGTCAAGCCACATAACTGGCTTAAGGTCACCATTAACTCTTGTAAATTGTGCCATTTTTAAATCTCCTAAATGTTTGAACCCTCTAGGTTCATATAGTTATTTAGTCCTGGCACAAAAAAACCTGGATTTGGCTAGCGTTGGCCAGCCAAATTTTGTGCGGAAAAGCCCATACGGTCTACGAATTTAAGACCCTGACTGACGAATCCTTCTTGGCTCTGCTTACCTGACTGTAGATAGCCCTTGACAGGACTTTGTTCGGCCGCTGCCGCAAGTTGATCTACTACACTTTGTTTTAGTGCATATACAGCGGCCCATATAGTAAATAGACCTGCTATACCTGCTTTATTAGCATTGATATGATCTGTCAATTTTTGCTTCATTGAAGGAGTCATTGGTCTAGACTCAAAGTAGTCCATGAACTTCTGACTTAAATTGCTAACATCACCTGCTACTATTTGCTTGTTGACAAAAGTAGTGAATAATTGATTGAATGTGTTTCTTGCTTGTGGGGCTGTAGTTAATAATTTCTCAGCGGCTGCACCATACTTGCTTATTGCGCTCTTAGCGTTACTAAGCAATTTAGAATCTAATTGTACGTTAGGTGTTGTAGGCATAGCACTAGGAACTATAGCGACATCGCTATCATTCTTTAGTTGTCCAATGGTACCGTTTAATGATTTAGCATCGTCAGTAGTTGCTGCATCCGATGCTAGATATTGATGTACTGCTATGCCTGCTTTTTTACCTGTGAGCAATTTACCTATTTCGCTATCTACATCGACAGTATAGGCTATACCGTTAGGATTCGCCCTAAATTTATACAAACCCTTTTCATCTTTGAGCGGACTGCCGAAGAGCAAGTCGCCCCAGTAGTACCCCTTTGTTCCTTCACTTGCTTTTTGTAAACCTGCCCAGATATTTGAAATGATCCCATTAAGTTCAGCACGGTTAACCCCCCTCGCTTTATCGTAGTTTATGAAATCCTGTGGACTATAAATCTTTCTGCCTGAGCCGTCAGATTTATTGAACATATGTTTGTCCATGATACTAAACTTACCATCTGGACCATGACCAAATATCAATGCGGGATATCCGTCCCACTTGATAGTGATTGCTTTAGGATTTTTTGCTGTGGTGGCAATCGCTTGCAAAGCACGATTGGCTCCAGCAATGCCATCTAATATAATTAAATCTTCAGGATGATCTAAATGACCTTTAGCTTCCTGCAGGAAATTAGCAGTTTCAGTTAGTTTGCGAAACTGTTCCCTTACATGCTGAAAGAATTCCTGTTCGTTTTGAAATGTCATTTTAATCAGTATCTTTACGTCTGCCTTGATCACTTAATGTCCAAGCAATCATGGCTAAATCATTTAAATCATTCTTTAATGTGCCTTGTTTGTAACTTTGTGGCATGCGATTCAATATAGCATCAACTTCTGTTTTTGCACTACTTATATCAATACCGCGTAAGAAATTATTCATGAAATTCTTTTGGAACCATTCTCCTATACCTGGCTTAGCAGAATTACTAGCTGGGGCTTGTGGGTTTAATTCTTGCAAACCCATCTTTTCTTCTTTTTCTTGTTTTTCAGCACGTTGTGCTTTATGCTTTGCTAGTAGTTGTTCGATCTTCTTAGTTACTAAAAGTGGATCGTGTCCTGCTTTTTTCAATGCCTCACGGAAATATTCTTCTTGCAACTTGCTATAGATTTCTTCTAATCTGCCTTCTGCTATAGTTTTTTGTTTTGCTCCTTTAGCATATTGTCCCATGAACTGAGTATGCAAGTCTTTGACATTATAACCTGCATTATCTAACTTCAAAATCTTATCACCTACTCTAATTAAGTAATCTTTATTCAAACTTACCTTAGGTAAATCTGCAAGAATTTCTTTAGCGATTTTAGAGTCAGGGGGTAGAGGTCTTGTTCCTGCTGGAACCAATTTTCTCATTCCACTAACTATTTTATCTACGTTAGCATCAACTTGCGGCTTGACTGCGGCTTGTTTTTGACCGGTAGGTATTGCTGCATTTCCAGGAGCATTTTTTGCTGCTGCGGCTGATGGGGCTGGTTTAGCCTTACCAGCTTGTGCAGCAGGGCTTGCAGCGGCGGGCGCGGCAGCGCCAGGAGCTGCAGGTGTTGCAGGTGTTGCAGGTGTTGCAGGTGTTGCAGGTGCTGATCCTGCAGGAGCTGCGGGTGCTGCGGCACCAGGGGTTGTAGGGCTTGCAGCAGGACTAGATACTTTAGCTGGATCAACTAGACCTTGTTTAAGTGCAACATTTAATGCATTGATACCTCTAGATACAAATCTATCAACAAATATTTTTTGAGCTTGTTGATCTTCTCTACTTAAACCAGCTGCGCCGGCGGCTCCAGCAGAGTCTCCTCCTCCTAGAAATCCCTTAGCTTTACCTAAAAGGTTCTGAAACATGTTCAGTTCATTAATCTTCATTTTTCTTCCTCATTGACTTTGAGAATCTATTGGCGTCACGACCTTTAATAGCACTTAACAGCTTTTTCTCTAAAATCTCTGCTTTATCGGGGCTATAATGACGGCTGATCAACTCAATTAGGTTGATAGCACTGGTAATCACGTTATTAGCACGGTTTTCAATGACATGGTTCATGTCACGATTACTGCCGATTGATTCCAGTTCCTCTAAAAGGCTTTTGGTACGCTTTTGCATATATGTAAATCCTTATAGTATTTATCTGGAAACGGATGTTTTACTTCTTAAGTGAAGCCAACAAACTCTTGAGTTTTGTGCTTTGTACATCGGCTACAACGTGCTTATTTTCTGGTTCAATTTCCCCTGTTACAGGATCGACTTTATCCACTGTAGGGGTCACAGTACTGACTGCACGTACTTGGTTCAATAACTGTACCCCTGAAGGTTGCTGTTTGGGAGCTTCTTCGCCCTCATCAGTTATACGCAAAGTATCTACGTCAAATTTAAGTTCTATCTTTTGACCTACACCTGAACTACTGCGAGTTTTCATCATTTGAATCTGATAAAGTCCGCGCTCACGCATGCTCCTGCTAGTAAAAATACCAAAAACATTGTCCGCAGTATTAATCTTACTAATACCACCTGAGATATGGCTGTGATCAAACTCAATTTCTTCAACGGCTGATCTGTTAAGTTGTGATGCTGTGACAAATAAGACATTTAATTCCTTTGCGAGATTTCTAAGTTCTTCCGATACATATTTATCCTTAACGAATAGATCGCTAGGACTGACTTTTGCGCTGACAGGCATGATCAAATCAAGATAGTCAATACACAAGAAGTCAACTTTCATACCAGTTTGTATCTGTAGTTCCTTGACATACGCTCTGATATCATTGACGTTGCTTTGTGCCGGCATATACTTGATACGCAACTGACCAGCCTTCTTTGCGACCATCTTGACTTTCATCTCAACATTGTCAATGTCTTTGAAAATCTCACGACTACTTGTGTCAGTCATCATACTATCGATACGCATACTACATAGACCTTCACTGAGTTCTAGTGTAACATAGACCCCACTCAATCCTGCTTGTGCCCAATTGACTGCTAAGTTCTGCATGATCAAACTCTTACCAGAACCTGATCCACCCGCAAAGATTTGCAGTTCACCACGATTGAAACCACCATACAACTTTTGATCAAGTGTAGGCCAACCTGTGCTGTTCTGACCATTATTACTTTTCAATGCCATGAGTCTTGCTCGTGGATCAGCAAAGTAATCTGTACCCATATCCTTTTGTAGACTAATCTGAACTGCGTCTTTGATTAGTTTCTCTACAGGCCCATATTCGCCCTTCTCAAGATGGTCAGCACTCTTAAGAATAGCCCTCTCAAGTTCTTGTCGTTTAGTGAATGCTTCGAATTCTTCTAAGAACCAATCATAATGTCCATCATCTAATTCTTCTAATCTATCGACTGTGATGTTAGTCGTAGCCTTGATCTGTATAGGATCAGGCATGACATTATACTTCTTGGTATGCTCTACAATAAATTCAGCAACTGGTCGTAACTTACGATCAAAGTTTTCTTTGTTCATGATGTTCATGACCCGAGTATATAACTCGGCATTAGTGACCATCATCCTCAAGAATAATGTTTGTACATCAATATTATAGTCGTTTATCAAGCTGCTTCCTCTTTATCTCTAATTTTATTTTGCTATTAGTTGCAGACTGCAAGATACTTAGTAGTGTAGGTAGTTTGCCATATTTTACTACCGCATCGTTTACGTCTTTTATTCCGTTGTCCCACTCAGGCATGCTTACATAGAATCCTAAATCTAATGCACGGTTGATCACATCCATACCGCTTTTATCTTGATCAGGTACTACTATGATTTTTCTGTTTAGGCTTTTAAGTATCTCAGCCTGTTCATCACTAATAGCATTAGTAGTCAACGCACAACCATTTATACTCAATGCGTCAAATATACCTTCAACTACTATGCATACTTGATGCTCAGGCTTTTGTAGATCATAACCAAACAGATATCCACCTTGTTGTTCGCTGATGAATTTAGGTTTGCGATCATCTAAGTATCTACTAGTGTGTCCAACTATCTTGTTCTCATATGTGAATGGTATGATGATGCGATTAGCTTGTCTGCCATCTTCATCAGGCGTACACATGAAAGGATAATCAGTTACAGATATCTTTCTTTTATGTAGATAATCTACATAAACTTTATGATCTGGATTATTGATATCGACAAGTTCTGCTTTTGGCAATGGCATTTCTTTGAACTTGATCTTTTTCTTTTCACGCTTGACCTTAACAAAGTCTAACAAGTCTTTATGTTGTAGGCTTTCAAAGCTCCATTTGTCAACTTGTTCTTTATCAACACCGCAATATGCCATCAATTGCTTAGTGTTCTTGGTCAATGATTTGCCCAATGTGAATCCTGCCTTGAATCCACAGTTGAAACAATGATAGCTCCAGTTATCGGCTGAACTGAATTTGATACCACCGCGACCTCTACGATCAGCTTTATGTCCGCGATTGTGGCAGCATATGGCATTGAAACTATGCCAACCGCTTTGTGTTAATTTTTTCTTGCCGGGAACTATTTGTAGTATATCAAACACTTTGTAATTATAACATAGTGTTGCGCAGAAACAAATACTATTGGATAATTATCTTGCCAAAATATTGCTTACTGCCCCAGTATTGCTTGTGAATACCATTCTGACAAATGGGTGGAAGCCATGTATCGTGTACCCAACAGTTTCAGTAGTCTCAAGATATTCTTCTGTTCTAATAGGATACCAATCTGTCAATGAACTACTGAACGTACCTTCAATACTGACTTC